AGAAGAATCTTTAGTTTACGGACAAGGTGTACACGCTATTGTTGAACTTGGACTTATTTTATTAGATGAAACAACATTTGCAGAAGGATATCATTACGATATAATGTGTGAGCAAGATGTAGACTTTGGAGAAAACTCAATAATAGTAAACAATCATAAACACGGATTTTTAGGTTATGAGTAAGGAACAGATTGATATAATTTTAAGTAAGTGGATTAGTCGCAAGTTATTAGTATTCTTTATAGCTTGTATGGCTCTATTCGCTGGTGATTTAACGTCACAGGACTGGGTAGTGATAGCTACAGCATACATTAGTGTTCAAGGATTTACAGACATAGTTAAGGGATTGAAAAGCTGATGGAGTATCAAGAAAAAGAAAGATTAGACAGAATGGAACAACACCTTAGGTTGATTAAGGAAGATTTACAATACATTTCATCTGCTCTGATTGGATCTAAAGTGAATGGAAACAGAGGAGTTATCTCTGATATTGATACAATAAAAAACGACATAGCAGACCTAAGAGAGAAGCTAGAACTTATTGAGTTAGACATGGCAAAGAAGTCAGTGTATATAGGTCAGTTAAAGTTCGTGGCAGGAATACTTACAGCAGGACTAATAGGAACAATAATTAAACTTTTATCAAAATGAAATTACACCTTAAGAGATTACACAAGACAGACAAGTCAACAATAGGAGAACTAACAATTGACGGTAAGTTCGAGTGTTACACGCTAGAAGACATTGAAAGAGAAGTAAAGGTTAAGTCAGAAACTGCCATTCCAAAGGGTACGTACAAGGTTATAATTAATCAGTCTAACAGGTTTAAGAGGTTAATGCCTTTGTTACTGAATGTTCCTAACTTTGAAGGGGTTCGCATCCACGCAGGGAACACAAATCACGACACAGAGGGCTGTATATTGGTTGGCAGAACAAGGTCCGTAGACTTCATAGGTCAGTCAAGAAAGGCTTACGACTCGTTGTTTAAGAAGATGCAAGCAGCAAAGGAAGGTATAACACTAACAATATCGTGATACACAAGGACGACATGTACATTTGGTTGCTACTGTTGGTTTCAACATGTGCAATACTTACGACATCTTGCTCCTCTAGAAAGGTAGTAATAGACGAGGTTAAGAAGGATAGTCTGTCACAAATTGTTACTAAAATTGTGACAAATGAGGTTGTCGAATTAAAGGTCGACAACAACATAATAACAGACGAGTTCACTGTTATACCATTAGACACGTGCAAGGACATTGTTGTTAATGGAATCAAGTACAGAAACGTAGTTTTAAAGTACAAAAAAACAAAAGACACATCTATACATACAGAAAAAAAGATAGTGGCTAAGGTTGAAGATAAAAAACAAACTACTAAGGTTGTAGAAAAGAAAAAGAAAAAGGATGTTGAGAGAAAATCTTTCGACTGGATAATTTTACTTATATTATTATTATTACTATTATGGCTAAGCAAACAGAATCCGTTAAGTCTGTTAAAAAGACTATAAGCAGACCTGGGATTCACTCAAAGTCTAAAACATCTTCTCTAAAACAGAGTAAAAACTATAAAAAATCATATAAAGGACAAGGTAAATGACAAAGATAAGTGTCTACCAGATTGATGAATATGTAGCTGCAGATGATAAGTGGATAGGTACAGATATAAATACGTATAATAAAACAAAGAACTTCACCCCAAGGAAGCTGGCCACATACTTTAACGGTAATCAGGTAATAAACACTGGGGTAGACTTATTATACAAGTACTTCACAATAGATTTGCACGAGATAAGACCTGAAGGAACTATTTCTTTTGAAGAGGAGATAGGTCCAACGGTGGAGTTCTCTAGTATAAGCACGTTCTTGTTAAGTAAGAAAACGCTAAAAGGTAACGACGTAAGCGAGTTTCTTAACTTCTTAGTTAGTTCAAGCGTACTAATGTATAAGGCAAATAATATAAACTTATTTGGGAGCTATAAGATACTGTCTGTAGACACATACCTAATAAATCAAGATTTCTTTGTGGTGAACGTAGATTTTGTAGATGGTAACGGGTCTATGGAGGAGGACGAAGACTACATGATATCTCTTATAGATGTAAATAGTGGAGGTGGAGGATCTACAAACTTATCATATATTCCTGGAGTATCTAACGGAATCGTAACTAGTTCAACGGGAACAGATGCAACCATACCATTAGCTGATACAACTAACGCAGGACTGTTTTCGGCAGCAGATAAGACTAAGCTAGCTGGAATTGCAACTGGTGCAAATGTAGGAGTTGTACCAAATTCTCCTATAACTGGAGCTACAAAAACAAAGATAACATACGACTCTAAAGGTCTTGTTACCGCTGGTGCAGATGCAACCACGGCAGATATAGCTGACTCAACAAACAAGAGATACGTTACGGATGCTAACTTAGTTGTTATAGGTAATACTAGCGGAACTAATACTGGAGATCAGAACATTCAACAAGTTTTAACCAATGGGAATGTTGCTAATACAGGCCTAACCTTGAATATTGGTAGCACGCAAGGCGTATTAATAAATTTAGAAGAAGGTGCCGTGGGCCTTGCTGTTAGCACGATTGCAGAAGGACCTGGACCTACATATCCATTAATTTTCGCTAACGATAATTTAACGTATTTTCAAGTTGACAAAAATGGAAATCTAACTTCGTATGGTTTTTTAGAAGCGTCCTATTTCGTAAAATCAGGAGGCACCTCATCTCAAATACTTGCAGCTGATGGTTCAGTAATAACTGCTGGTAATAATATAACAATCACAGGTGGTCAAATATCTTCTGTTGGTGGTTCAGGCGGTGGTGGATCAACTGTTAACTATTATTTAAACGGCGGAACAAGCCAGGGTACTTTTGGAGGTACAACTTATTATGAGTTTAGTAGAACTGCAATACTAGGAACAGGGGCTGACTTTACTAGGAATACAAATGGATATATAGCTTCATTTATAACTGATGTAGCCGACCCTTCATTATTACTTATACCTGCAGGAAATTGGAATTTAGAATTTTTTTTTAGTTCTTCATCCAATGGCGGATCTCCTTCATTTTATACTGAATTGTATAAATACGATGGAACCACGTTTACTTTAATAGCAAGCGATTCTGCTACTCCAGAGGGAATAACAAATGGAACAACTATCGATGCTTATTTTACCGCATTAGCCGTACCCGAAACGGTATTAACAGTTAACGATAGATTAGCTATAAGAGTTTATGTAAATACTTCAGGAAGAACAATAACTCTACATACACAAAACGGACACCTTTGTGAAGTAATAACAACTTTCACAAATGGATTAACTGCTTTAAATGGACTACAAGCACAAGTTCAGAATTTTGCAGTAGGAACATCAGGAACAGATTTCGCTATTGATTCGAGTGCAAACACTCACACATTTAATTTACCTAACGCAAGTGCAACAGCAAGAGGAGTTGTTTCAATAGGGACACAAACATTTGCTGGGGCTAAAACATTTACAGGGGCAATAAGTGCAAGTAATTTAAGCGGATCTAACACAGGGGATCAAAGTATTAATACTTTAACCAATGTAGTAATAGATAATTTATTTAATAACGATGTTTTGCAGTATGATGCATTCTCATTACGTTGGAAAAATAAAAACTTATTAGTAGGAGATGCTGAATATGGTAATGATAATAATACTTATAACAGTACTTTGTTAGCTTCACTTTTTTCTCAGATATCTAATGATATAGGCTCTTATTCAACTTATACTAATCAAACTTATAATGGAACTATTGTTTGGACGGGTGGAACTGCTCCAAGTGGTGCAACACAACATACTTATTCTTTATCTAGAAACAGGAACTTAGTAACGCTAACTATAAATTTATCATATGCAACTGCTGGAGCGAGTTCTTTAACAAGTGTAGCTTGTGAGTTACCAAGTACAGCTCCAAAACCTGCTTTACCCGCTTCAGTTTCAGCGGTAGGAGAAATTTTAAACTATGGAACAGGAATTATATCAGCAGGAAAAACACTACCAACAACAACAGCTGCATTTTGTGCTTTAAGAATTAAATCTTTAGGAACACCTAATATTTATGAGGTTGCAGTGAGCAGAACAGCAGCGGCGTATAGATACGCATACATAACCATTCAATATTTTGTATGAGACACATAAGACAAATAAATTCAGTACAAACAGATAGCTATACAGTTGTAATAGCAGAAGAACCATTAGAGTTGCATCCATCAATAGTTAAGCATCCTGATTTATTTGAGATTTCAGACGAAGAGATTCCTGAGAAATTTCAATATCTAAATTATGAAGAGTAAAATAACTATCTTTGTAAAAAATTAAATTAAATGAAAACAATAACAGAACAAGAATTAGAAGAATTAAAGAGAGTACACTCAGAGTTTAATTCCTTAAAAGGAAAAATCGCAGACGCGGAGATTGAGATCAAGAAACTTAATATATTTAAGGAAGACTTGTTTTCTAAAATAGAGTACGTATCTAACGATTTTAAAGAACAAGAAAAAAAACTACTAGATACTTACGGAAAGGTGAGTATAAATCTACAAACAGGAGAAATAACAGATGACAAAAATTAGCCAGTACCCAGAGATAGCAATTCCAGATTTTAACGATTTATTAATCGGAACAGATGTTGAAAATAGCAACGTAACTAAGAACTTTACCATTCAGAGTATAGTTGACTTAACTACAATTCCTACGTTACAACAGGTAACAGATGTTGGAAATGATATAGTTGTAGATGCTAATGTGGCTGAAGGTGTTAACATAACTCTTTCAAATAATTCAACTGTATATCAAAACGGTATTATTGTTACAGTTCCTGCACAAACAGGAGAATACCCTCAATACAATCCAGCACCTGATGCTTTTATAGCGTACTTAAACGGTCAAAATCCTGGTACATTAGCAGGAAATCCAGTTGGATTTATTTCTGATATGTCTGGTGCTGATAATTATGGATTTATCGCTCAATTAAATGCAAATGCATCTAATTCAGTTGGATATTTATCAAGAAGCTATGATACCCATACAGGAAACCTTTACGAGGGAATTAAAATAATAGGTGGAACTCCTTCTGAAGTATTTAAAGTAGATAACGATGGAGATATAACAGCAAAGTCATTTATTAAAACAAATGGGACTTCTAGTCAATACTTAATGGCAGACGGCTCTGCTTTGTCTAATATAGCTACTAATACTACAACAACACAATTATCACTAGTAACTTTAAACAGTACATATCCAAACGCTATAGTAGGATTTAGAGTTCACTGTGCATCTATAACTTCTGGTAAGTTAATATACGAGAAGATATCTGCAGGATGGGTGTCTTATTCTATAACTTTAATTTCTTAGATGAACGACATTAGAAAGATCTCGATAGGTCCTAACTACAAGAGCGATGCTATGCATTACCTAGTTGGGCAGGAGGTTCTCGATAAGACATATGTTATACACGCCATAATGATAGATCATAACACTGGTTGTATAAAGATATGGATAGAAAAAAACTCTGAACTATTTTGTTGGAAGGAGTTCAATATTAATATGCCAATATCTTTAGAGTATAATATAAACTTCTAATGAGATCCCCAGACATGTTTATTGTTCGACCATTAGATGGTAGACGATACGATAATATAAAAAGAATAGGTAGAATAAACTTTATAACTAGCGCGTCTAAGGAGGACCACACGGTATCTAATAGACTAGCAGAGGTTGTAAGTGTTCCTATTAACTACGACGGCCCAATTAAAGCTAAAGACTTGTTGTTAGTTCATCACAATGTTTTCAAGGTGTACTACGACATGAAGGGAAGAGAAAAGAGCGGAGCTAGTTTCTTTAAGGACGACCTTTTCTTTATAGACGACGAGCAGTACTTCATGTACAACCAGAACGGAGAGTGGAACACGCACTCCAAGTATTGTTTTGTAAAGCCAATGAAAGAAATAGAGTCGACTATAAATAAAAACAGTAAGGAAGAGCCTCTTATGGGTACCATTGTCTATATAAATCAAGAGTTGCTAGACTTAGGTCTAAGCATTGGAGATGAGATCTCGTTTGAGCCAGATAGTGAGTACCCATTCTATATAAATGACGAGAAGTTGTACAGAATGTCAACAAAAAACATTACAATCAAATGGACCACAACATAATAAAACAGAAGATAATTGCAGCTGGATATAAGGCAGTTAATGAGTTGATAAAGGTTGCAGAGGATGTGATTATAACTGGAATGGAGGGAGATTTATCTGCTGATAAACTAAAAAATGCAGCGGCAACCAAGAGGCTTGCAATAGAGGATGCATTTCAAATATTGTCTAGGATAGAACAGGAGAACGACAAGTTAACCGAAGAGGTTAAGGTATCAGAACCTAAAATACAAGGATTTGCAGAAAAAAGATCAAAATAATCTATACACAAAACTTAGCGACTTTCTTCCTGCCAACACCATACACATGAAGAACAAGGCAAAGTCTTGGTCCTATGGTTATGATGAGAAGCACGACCTTGTCGTAATATCTAAGGACGGAACTATAGGTGATATATATGAGATAAACGGACTCAATATAGCACTACCATCCGTCCCAAAAAACGTGTATAAAAGGGACGAAAAGAAGGAGAACCAGTACTGGGAACCAGCAGACTATCCTAGAGAACTTTCAAATATAAAGTCAATATTCCAGTGGCACACGATGTCAAACGACTTCAAGGCTAAGTGGGTTGACTATATTGAGGGAGAGTTTGATCGTAGAGAGAACGGATTCTTCTTCAAGAACAACGGTGTAGAAACATACATAACTGGATCTCACTATATGTACCTGCAGTGGACTAAGATTGACGTAGGACTACCAGACTACAGGGAAGCTAATAGGGTGTTCTTTATATTCTGGGAGGCGTGCAAGGCTGACGACAGGTGCTTTGGTATGACTTACCTTAAAATTAGACGTTCTGGGTTCTCGTTTATGGGATCAAGCGAGCTTGCCAACATAGGAACACTTGCAAAAGATGCAAGACTTGGGATACTTTCAAAGACTGGTAACGATGCCAAGACAATGTTTACAGACAAGGTTGTACCTATAGTGAACAACTACCCGTTCTTTTTCAAGCCAATCCAGGACGGTATGGACAAGCCTAAGACAGAGCTTGCATTCAGGGTTCCTGCATCAAAGATCACAAAAAAGAACATGTATGAGGATGGAGAGGCAGAGATACAAGGTCTTGACACCACTATAGACTGGAAGAACACAGGAGATAACTCGTACGATGGACAGAAGTTACAGCTACTAATACACGACGAGAGCGGTAAATGGCTTGCTCCAGATAACATTTTGAACAACTGGAGGGTTACCAAGACCTGTCTACGATTAGGTAGTAGGATTATTGGTAAGTGCCTCATGGGATCAACACCTAACGCGCTAGCAAAAGGAGGATCTAACTTCAAGAAACTGTACGAGGACTCTAATATAAAAACAAGGAATAACAACGGACAGACTAAGTCTGGTATGTACTCATTGTATATACCAATGGAGTGGAACTTTGAGGGTTACATAGACATGTACGGTATGCCAGTGTTTAGAGAGCCAGAGAAACCAGTTAAGAGTATAGACGGGTCAATGATAAAAACTGGAGCTGTTGACTACTGGGAGAACGAGGTAGAGTCTTTAAAGGCTGACGCTGATGCACTTAACGAGTTCTATAGGCAGTTCTCTAGGACAGAGTCTCACGCGTTCAGGGACGAGAGTAAGTCGTCTATATTCAACCTTACAAAGATATACCAGCAGATAGACTACAACGACTCTCTTATCAAAGACAGGGTACTCACAAGAGGATCGTTCAGTTGGCACGACGGAAAGAAGGACACAAGGGTTGTGTGGACACCAGATAGCAGGGGTAGATTCTTAGTGTCTTGGATACCAAGTAATCAGCTACAGAACAATGTAATAAACAAGAACGGAATGAAGTATCCAGGCAACGACCACATAGGTGCCTTTGGATGTGACCCGTACGATATATCAGGTACAGTCGGTGGAGGAGGGTCTAATGGATCACTACACGGATTAACCAAGTTTAATATGGATGACGCTCCAAGCAACCACTTCTTCCTTGAGTACATAGCAAGGCCACAGACCGCAGAGATATTCTTTGAGGAGGTACTTATGGCATGTGTTTTCTATGGTATGCCAATACTTATTGAGAACAACAAGCCAAGGCTTCTTTATCACCTAAAGAATAGGGGATACAGAGGTTTTTCTATGAACAGGCCAGATAAGCACGTAACGAACCTATCTAAGACAGAAAGAGAACTTGGAGGTATACCTAACTCATCTGAGGATGTTAAGCAGTCTCACGCGGCTGCAATTGAGTCGTACATAGAGAAGTACGTCGGTTTAGATATGGAGGGTACGTATAGGGACTCTGACGAGATGGGAGATATGTACTTTACAAGAACCATTGAGGAATGGGCTAAGTTTGATATAAACAACAGGACGAAGTTTGATGCCGCTATTAGCTCTGGATTAGCTATAATGGCTAACCAAAAGAATGTGTATCTTACGGCAAAAAAAGAATCGAAATTAAGCGTTACCTTTGCGAAATATAATAACAATGGAAGATATAGTGAAATTATAAGATGAAGGAAGTAACTGTAAAAATAAATCCAGCTGGCTTTCCAGATCAATTCGCATCAGATAGGGAAAAGGAAACATACGAGTATGGGCTTCAAATAGGCCAGGCCATCCAGTACGAGTGGTTCAGAAAGGACAACAATAACTCAAGATTTTATAATCAGTGGGGAGACTTTCATAGGTTAAGACTATACGCAAGAGGTGAACAGTCTGTTGCTAAGTATAAGAACGAGATGGCAGTTGACGGAGACCTTAGTCATCTGAACCTTGACTGGACACCAGTTCCAATTATACCTAAGTTTGTTGACGTTGTTGTTAACGGAATGAATGACAGACTCTTTAAGGTTAAGGCATACGCGCAGGATTCAATCTCTTTACAGAAAAAAACAAAGTATCAGGACATGATACAGGCAGACATGCTGTCTAAGGATATCCTTACTGATATAAAGAATAACTTAGGAGTTGATGCGTTTGATACAAATCCAGATGAGCTTCCAGAGAACGACGAGGAGCTAGCTCTTTATATGGAGCTTAAGTATAAGCCAGCGATAGAGATAGCAGAGGAGGAGGCTATAAATACAATTCTAGATCAGAATAAATACAACGAAACAAGAAAAAGAATAGACTACGACATAGCTACACTAGGTATTGGAATCGCAAAGCATATGTTCCTTCCAGGAGCAGGTGTTAAGATTGAATATGTAGACCCATCAAACGTAGTGTATAGTTACACAGAAGATCCAAACTTCAGAGACTGCTTCTATTGGGGAGAGATAAAGACAGTTCCAATAACAGAGCTTTTAAAAATAGATACTACGCTAACCAATGAGCAACTTGAAGAAATTTCTAAGTATAGTCAGTCTTGGTATAACTACTATAATTCATCCCAGTTTTATAACAACAGCTTGTTTAGTCAAGACTCTGCTACACTGTTATATTTTAATTATAAGACAACAAAGAAGATAGTATACAAGAAGAAGAACCTTGACAACGGAAACTTCAAGATAATAGATAAGGAAGACACGTTCAATCCTCCACAGGAGATGATGGACGAGGGTAACTTTGAAAAGATAGAGAAGACCATAGATGTATGGTATGACGGTGTTATGGTTATGGGAACCAATATAATGCTTAAGTGGGAGTTGTCTCGTAACATGGTTAGACCAAAGTCTGCGTCACAGTACGCAATACCTAACTACGTTGCTGTAGCACCAAGAATGTACAAGGGAGCTATAGAGTCTTTAGTTAAGAGAATGATTCCGTTTGCTGACCTTATACAGGTTACTCACTTAAAGCTACAACAGGTTATATCTAAAGTAGTGCCAGATGGTGTATTTATAGACGCTGATGGTATTAATGAGGTGGACTTGGGTAACGGTAACGCATACTCACCAGAGGACGCACTTAGGTTATACTTCCAGACTGGTAGTGTTATTGGTAGGAGCTACACTGGAGACGGTGAGTTTAATAACGCAAGGGTTCCAATCCAAGAACTTAACTCTAACAGTGGGCAGGCCAAGATATCTAGCCTTGTAGGAAGTTATAATCACTACTTAGGAATGATTAGAGATGTCACTGGACTTAATGAGGCAAGGGACGGATCTATGCCAGACCCTAACTCATTGGTAGGTGTACAGAAACTAGCAGCACTTAACTCGAACACAGCTACAAGACACATACTAGAGTCTAGCTTGTACATAACTAAAACATTATCAGAGGCCATATCTTATAGGGTAGCAGATATACTAGAGTATTCAGACTTTAAGGAAGAGTTTATATTGCAGATTGGAAAGTATAACGTAAGTATACTTGAAGATATTAAAGAGCTTTACATATACGACTTCGGTATATTTATAGAGGTTGCTCCTGATGCAGAGGAGAAGGCACAGCTAGAGGCTAACATTCAGATGGCACTTTCTAGAGACGCTATCTATCTTGAGGATGCAATAGATATTAGGGAGATAAGAAACCTTAAACTTGCAAACCAGTACCTTAAACTTCAAAGAAAGAAGAAGGAGGACACGATACAAAAGAATCAGCAGGCTCAGCAGGAGATGCAGGGCAAGATTCAACAGCAGTCTCAACAGGCTGCAGCTCAGAATGCGTTGCAGTTGACACAGGCTGAGACACAGTCTAAGATGCAGATCAAGCAGGCGGAGGTTGGCTTTGACATTGAAAAGTTGAAGCAAGAGGCACAGCTTAAGATGGAGTTGATGCAAATGGAGTTTAATCTACAGATGCAGCTTAAAGGAGTTGAAACTGAACAAATGAGTCAGAAGGACATCATTAAAGAGAAAGCAAAAGACAAGAGAATAAGTATACAGAATACACAGCAATCAAAACTTATTGATCAACGTAAGAACAACCTTCCTCCAGTTAATTTTGAATCAAACGAGGATAGTTTAGATGGTTTTGATATGTCTGAATTCGAACCAAGATAATTAGTAACTTTGCAAAAAATTAAATCAAATGGAAAATTTCACAGTTAGAGACTTAGGAGTCTCTGAGCAAAAGTCTATTCAAGAGGTAGAACAACAGTTGTTAGATCAACACGAAGAGAAAACTTCTCAGGATGTTCAACAAGATGAGGCGTTCATTGCAAATGAACAAACACCAAGTAATGAACAGGACAGAGAGTTAAAGGATGATGATGTAATTTCTTACATTAAAAATAGATACAATAAAGAAGTAAACTCAATTGATGAGTTGCTTCAAAAAAGAGAGGAATCAGAGGAGTTACCAGGTGACGTATCTGCTTACTTCAAATATAAAAAAGAGACTGGACGTGGTATCGAAGATTTTGTTAAATTAAACAGAGACTACGACTCAATGGATCCAGAATCATTATTAGCAGAGTACTACTCTCAGACAGATGAAGATCTAGACTCAGAGGACATAGCTTACATGATAGAGGAAAAGTTCTCGTACGATGAAGACTTGGACGATCCTAAGGACATTAAGAAAAAAGAACTCGCTAAGAAGAAAGAGCTTGCTAAAGCTAAGAAGTACTTTGAGGATTCAAAGGAGGCTTATAAGATACCAGTTGAGTCAACTGGAGGTCTTGTCTCTGAAGATGAGAAGGAGGCTTACAACGCTTACAAGAAATATGTTCAAGATTCGAAGAGTCAACAAGAAGAAAATTACAGAAAATCTGAATATTTTCAAAAGAAGACCGAAGAACTTTTCTCTGATGATTTCAAAGGTTTTGATTTCGTCATAGGAGATAAGACAGTTAAGTTTTCACCTGGAGATGTTAAGGAGACTAAGAGAGTTCAATCAGATGTTTCAAATTTCATATCTAAGTATATAGATGCGAATGGAATGATATCTGATCCTGTTGGCTACCATCGTTCATTAGCAGCTGCTATGAACCCAGAAAAAATGGCCACGTTCTTTTATGAGCAAGGCAAGGCTGAGGCGTTATTAGATAATGCAAGAAAAATTAAGAATATTGATATGGATACTAGAAATACTCCACAGTCAATCAGTCAATCAGGGTTTAAGGTTGTAGCTACAAATAGCGATAGCGGAAGAGGACTAAAAATAAAAAGTAATAGAAACAATTAAAAACACAAAAACATGCCAGCACAAGTAGCAAGCACCCCAGGGTTCGCATTACAACCAAGCGCAACGAGACAAACTCTTGCAACAAATTACATCACAAATTTCGACTTCTTGAATCAGTATCTTCCAGATACATACGAGAAAGAATTCGAACGTTACGGAAATCGCTCAGTAGCCTCTTTCTTAAGAGCTGTTGGAGCTGAGATGCCATCTTCTTCTGACCTTATCAAATGGGCTGAACAAGGTCGTCTACACACTAAATATATTAACTGTACATCTGCTGGAGCTGTTGGAGACGACACTGCTACAATTACGGTTAATGATACATTAATTCCTGCTAACAATGCAGGTGGACAAACTAGCAGAATTGCATTTAAAGTTGGTCAGACAGTGTTATTGTCTGTAAACGCTGCAGGATCTACACTATCAAACAAAGGTATCATTACAGGTGTATCTGCTTCTGCTAACACGTTTACTGTTGCTTACTACGCTGCTGGAGGACAAACATTTGCTTCTGGAGTAGTTGTTAGTGCATTTGTATACGGTTCTGAATTCAGAAAAGGTTCTGAAGGAGTTACTGAGTCTATCGAAGCTAATGACTCTATCTTCTCAAACAGCCCAATTATCATCAAAGATAAGTACGCTATCTCTGGATCTGATATGGCTCAAATCGGATGGGTTGAAGTTACTACTGAGAATGGAGCTACAGGTTTCTTATGGTACATTAAATCAGAGCACGAAACTCGTCTACGTTTTGAAGATTACTTAGAAATGTCTATGATTGAGGCAGTTCCTGCTGAGACTAACTCTGGAGCTATTGCCACTACTGGATCTGTAGGAAACAAAGGATCTGAAGGTATGTTCTATGTAATTAACAATAGAGGTAACGTATTTAGTGGTGGTAACCCAACCGCTTTATCTGATTTTGACTCTATCATTTCAAGACTTGACAAACAAGGAGCTATCGAAGAAAATGTGTTGTTCATCAACCGTCAGTTCTCTTTTGATATTGACGACATGTTAGCAGCTCAAAACTCTTACGGAGCAGGTGGTACATCTTACGGTTTGTTTGATAACGACAAGGAGATGGCATTGAACTTAGGTTTCACAGGTTTCCGTAGAGGTTATGATTTCTACAAGACTGATTGGAAGTACTTAAATGACGCTGCTTTAAGAGGTGGTATTGTTGGTGGTGCTGTAAACGGTGTATTAGTTCCAGCTGGATCTACTACAGTTTACGATCAAGTTTTAGGTAAAAACGCTAAACGTCCATTCTTACACGTACGTTACAGAGCTTCTGAAACAGAAGACAGACGTTACAAGACTTGGATTACAGGTTCTGCAGGTGGAGCTCAAACTTCTAGCTTAGATGCAATGGAAGTTCACTTCTTATCTGAAAGAGCTTTATGTACATTAGGAGCTAACAACTTCTTCTTGTTCACAAACTAGAATACCTTAACAGGGGTGCATATTGTACCCCTGTTATTTTTTTAATAATTAAATCACATCAAATGAAAAATCAAGCAGTACCAGTAGACAAGGTCTACGTTTTAAAAGGAGACTCAACTCCACTTACTTACATGTTATCATCTAGAAACACACGTAG